AAGGAAAGTCTACATAATTATTTAATCCTGCGTTGTCTTTTAATGTCCAGCCTGTTGAAGTTGCGACTAAACCACCATAGTATAGGATGCGAATATTAAACGAAGGCAAATCAGCATCTTGTTTAGGCGGGTCTTCCATCCTAATCTTAGAGTAAATTCTATCGTGAGTGCTTGCGTTTGCTAATGGAGTAGCACTAAAACCTACTTCAACCTTTTTAGTCTGCGTTAAAAAGTCATTATTGACTTGAACTAATTTAGTCGAGTAAGGCTCTCTAAATAAATCTTGATACTTTTTATTGTATTCATCATTATCAGACTTGTAAAGCATTTCTAACCTTCTAAAGTCAAGCACTCCCATAGGTTTTATAAGCAACTCTCTTGAAGTATCTAAGAAGTTAGTGAGGTCTACTACATCATTTGTGTAAAAGGTATCTCTCGGTTCAATTATTAACTTCTTAGGGTCTATCTTATCTGGTACTATGTAAAGATTAAACATCTTAAATAGATAGCTTAAGAAGTCTGCTTGCTTTACTTCTTGTGGAAGTGCTGCGTTTATTGATATAGTTTGACCCTCGTTGTAAGTTGAGGAAGGAGAAGAGAAGAATCCAAACCCCGATTCAATGTCAACCTCTAAATTGTTAGCTGCTTGGTTAAAACAATACCACGCAAACTCCATATAAATTCTATCTCCACTTAATGTATCAAATTCTTTTGAGCCAAAGTTTATAGACTTAGTTATGCCTGTTCCATTTGGAGTTGCACTAAAAGAGTAAATAGTGGTTGACCCATCTACAATAGTTCTTACCCCACTCCGAACCCTTATTACATTTATCACTAATCCTACTTGTTGAGTAAATGCGCCACCGCTGACATTCCTAATAGTTATATCGCCTTGTAAACCTACTCGATACTTTCCATTGTTACCGCTTGCAATTTGAACCCAATCATTAGTTGTATCAACTCCTGAAGGTACGGTATCTTTGGTGATAGTATTAAAATTAAAAACTTTAACATCTGATATGACAGGAATAGTTCCTCCCGAATCCGTATAGGTTACATCTGCACTATTCGTTACTTCCCAAGTTCTATCGTCAACTTCTTGTTCGGTCATTATGAACTTACCACTTGTAAAAGGAACGATTAACCTCTTGAACTCAATCGAATTAAAGAAGTCTGATTGATAGCGGTAACCTTGACTTGCAAAGATTGAATCGACTATTTGTTTAACGTAGATTGCAGGGTACATCGCCTTCTCTAAGGTGTATTCTATTTCTTGATTTGCCGTGCTGCTTCCGTTATCGATTAGTGGGTAAACATAACCTTCGCCTTTTGGATTGCCGCTTACATCAAAGTTTGTGTATGCGCTTCCGTTTTTTCTAATATCGTTTGCCCAACTATTAGAAATCCAAAAGGTAGTCCACGGATGGTCGAATTGACTAAGGTCTAAGTCGGTCAATAAAGACTCTCCCAAATCTTGAAACAAGTTAGCCAATTTGCCAATGATGATTATCTCGTACTCAATATCTCGGTCGTTAATAGGAACTTCAGTAAGTTGCAAGTACCCTCTCATTTGCTCGACTCCGTTGTTGAGAATGATTGCTTCTGCTTTTAAATTAGCATTGAAGTCTGGAGTGAAGTTGGTAGAACTTGTATTTATAGTCGCTCGGTTTAGATTATCAATGTCCGAGAAGATACTCCGATTCTTTGCCGTTGCAGGGATGCGAATTGAGAGTGAGTAATCCGACTTTCTTTGCTCTGGTTCTTTTATGTCAACTATCGACTTGTTAACAGGCATTGGAACATTATCGTAAAGGTCAACATCAAATGCGCTAACTACCGCACCGCTTACGTTGTACTGATATATCTTAAGTTCTATCATAATGACTGACGATAATTATCAAAGGTGTATTGAATGTTAATCACTAATGAAGTAGGTCGAGTTTCGTTTACCACTTTGTTAATATTGTAGTTTGTTTCCAAGATGTTCACAGGATAGTAAGTGTCCTTGTCTACTTCTAAAATAACGATAGGGCTAAGCATCAATTCTCTTAAACCTTCCCATTCTGCATCAGTAAGTAGGTCGGAGTTCAACTCGATGTTCTCGCTAAACTTGGTAAAGTAATTTGTCTTTAGTCTATCGGTCTTAGCGTAGTTGAGTTGTTGAAACTTCTTAAACTGCTTCCGTTCAATCTCGACTGATTCCTTGCTAACCTTAGTAAAGTTGAAGGAATCAAACCCTCCTAAGTTGTTCAACCAATGTAATCTATAAACTTCGTACTTAGTGCAAGTCTGGTCTATGTTTATCCTCTTAGTGAAGAGTGTATCATCTCCGTTATCTTTAAACTTGACCTCATAGTATGCTGCATTCGGGTTGGTCATATAACCACTTGCGTTCATAAATTCTAAGAATTCGAATCCTGTATTAATTGACACCATTCCCGAAACTATTGCAGGATAACTAAACGAATTAGTAAACAAACTTATTCCTTGAGCGTTGAAAACTGCTATGTCAACTATTGCAATCGTGCCATTAAGGTCAAAGAAACTAAGCCACATTTGCTGATTAGCCCGCAATGAAGGAGTATAAGTAGTCTGATTTAGGCTTACTTGGTTTGATGTGCTTAGTAATTTAGCAGGATTAAAGGCTGATTTACTCCAATCTAAGAAGTCATACACCGCATTAGAACTGCTCTTAGGCGTTCCACTCGTTCCATAAGCGGTCAAGTTAGGGTAAATTATAGGAACTCCGCTGACGTTATCGTATATCTCACCGAATCCAAGCCAGAATTTTGCTACTGAATTAGTATTTCTTATGATTCCGTTTGCGTTGAATGAGCCTAAGTCATAGGTAACATAGTCTTTTACCACATTTGCCACATCCAAATTAATCGTTCCTACTCCTACTTGTTTTGGATAGGTCAACCTTGCCACAGGATTAGTCTGCCCGCTCACGTTTACATCCACCAAAAACTGAAAGTTAGGTTGAGTTGAGTTATTTGAACTCACATTGAAGACTATCTCGTTATAGGCGTTCTGCCAATCGTTCGGACTTGTTATAAGTGTTATTGCCATTGTTTAATATTATTTGTCATTACCGTTGTAATCTGTTCGCCTAATGCCTTACTTAGTGCTTGTGCGTAATCGTTTACTACTTGCTCCGACATTGCGTTCTGAATAAATAAAGTAGGCTTGATACCTTTGCGTTTTATAGACACTCCCATTGCATAAGCCATTTTTCTCTTCTCGTCTGTCTGTGCTTTCTTTCTTTGCTTTTTAGTTAAATCCTTTGTTTTCGAATATCTGGATTCGATTGGGATTCCGACCTTGCTAATCCACTTCATTAAAGACTTTTGAAAAGCAGGGCTAACGGTTTCTTTTTTGAAGGAGAATGGAGAGTTCAACTTTCGCCTTGTTCCACTTACCCCTCTATCTACGAAGGCGGCATACTTGTTTCCGATGATAAGTACTACAAATTCCTTCCCACGCTTGACGGTTGAAACTGCGATAATAGACTGAAGAAGTGAACTGCTTGCGTTACTTGAATTAGCCTCGATTAAGTTAGACTTCATTATCTGACTTATGTTGGTAGCCAACTCGTAGAGGCTCTGACCTATTGGAGTGTCAAAGCTAATCTCTTGCAAGCTACTCGCATCCGTTCCTAAGTCCCCAAGTAAAGATTTATAGTCCATCTGCTTCGTCTATTTGAAAGGTAACTAAATTTAAAAACTCAACAACTCCCATCTTAAAAAAGTAATCCCATTTAGTTTTATCTCCTCCTGCTAAATTATTTATTGTTGCAATCCATCCCCATTTCTTGTAGAAAGGTTTAACCTCGCCAACTTGCCCATTAAATAGGTTGGGATAGCCTCCGATAATTTCTCTAAATAATTGCAAAAAAAAACCATTATAGGAGTAGCGTCTTTTAGCTTCATCTTTAAGAGGTCATTAGCCACTTCTTTATGAATCGAGCCATTGTACAACCACTCTCCAAAAAACGATTTAACAGGGATGAGGAAAATAGCTAAGATGTTATGTATCTCATCAGCGGGTTCATCCTTCCCTGCAAAGTGAGCAAGGTCGATAAATTGGTCTGCACGAATTGAACTCAGTTTAGTGTTTAGGTAGTACCAATTCCACCCCACTCGGTAGAACTTTGATAGCTTTGCTCTTGGTATTGAATTTTCAGCGTCTAATAATTCCTGATAAAGTTCTCCTAAGTCCCTTACCTTTTCGCTCGATGCGTTCGGGTAAACAAACATTAGCCTTTCAAGCCAATCTTCTTTGGGAATTTGGTTTAACTCGATGAACTTCCGTAAGGTTAAATTAAAGTAAGCCTGTTTAATTCGCATAATCTAAAATATAAAACTACCCTCTCATAGTAACATACTTGCCTTTCCTATTCTCGTTTAGCTTCATTAGTGCAAGGTAGCGTAGTGAGTCTATCAAGTGATTGTTAAAGTCTATTGGCTCGTTTATTAACTTGCCCGCCTTGTCTTGCTTCCACTTGTAGGTCTTGAATTCTCTGGTAAGATTTGAGCCAATTAAAACTATCTTAAACCTTCGTAAGATGTCTATTGAGTTGAGAATTGAATCCTTGCCTTTTTGCGTTGGTTTAATATTCCAACCCATTCTGTAAACTTCCTCGATTGATTTAGGTTCTGCGCTATCAGCAAAGAACTCATCTCTATTTGTGGCAAAGTCTTTTAGTCTTGAACTTATGTCTTGGTTTGTTAGTCCTCGTTCGTAAAGATGTTCTTTTACATAGAGCGTGTCATCTCTCTTCCAAACTCCTACTACTGCACTCGGGTCGTTCGTGAATCCCCAATCCAATCCAAACCCGATAAACTTAGCACCTTCGGGAATTACAACTCCCTCGCTCCAATTGTTGAACACTAAACCGACTAACTGCCCTCGCTGACCTAAGCCAAATATCTTCCAATACTCTGGGTCTGCACTTGCTAAGTTTTCAATCTCCCTCTTAAGTGAATCGGGTAAGTGTGGGTTGTCCTTGTAAGTCGTAATTAATAATGCTGCATCCTCTCTTGGGATTACTTGGTCATAAATCCAATGTTCGAAGTCTGAGGGATTGTAGTCGATTATTATCTTGCCCGTAGTCCTTAGAACTAACTGCCTCCAATCTTCTAATTCCAACTCGTTGCCCTCATTGCAAAATAGCACGTTCCTCTTCCGACCTCTAATCTTTTGCGCATCGTCTGTACTGAAGAACTCAATTAAATTTCCGTTTAGCGTGTAGGTGTTCTCGCTCTTGTTGTGGTACTTTTCCTCATACAAACCGACTTCTTTCAATATCTCAAAGAAGTCCCTCATTGCACTTGTCTTTAGTGCGGGTAAAGTCTTACGGACTATCGAATAGGTCAAACCCTTGTAAGTGGTTGCAGTTCTGATTATCCATTGAAGAGCAGAAAAAGTTTTGCCCGACCTTGCACCGCCTTGTAAGACTGCAATACGTTTGCCTTGATTTCTAAAGCTATCTTCTAAAAAAACTAAGTTAGGGTTGAACTTCATAAACGACTTTCACTTGCCCAAAATTTTCAAAGGTTGTGTCTTTAATCAATTCTTTAAAAACAGATATTTTAACCAAGTCGCCTGTCCACGAACCTAATGTGCTTAACTCAACCTTTTTACCTACTTCCCAATAAAACAAAGCAGGAGTTGAAACTTGCACATTGTCAACTAAGACGTAATTGCGTGATGAGAATATCTCAACCCTGACCATATTGCAATGTTCTTCATCTGTTTTTTTGCAGGCGAAATTTATTTGAATGGCGGCAAGTAGGATTAAAACCCTTAGTAATTGGTTATTCATTTTATTTGAGTTGTTGTTTTTATTTAATTTCGCCCTTCAACCAATCTGGCGCATCACTTATCTCAACTTTGGTTTCGGTCTTCTCGGTTAGTCCGTTAAGGCGTTGAGTGATAGATGGATTGTAAATGCCAAGCATACCTCCTAAGATTTGATTATCTCTTATTTGTTTCCTTATATGCGAACAGATAGCAACGAAGTCCGCATAAAGCCCATCTTTATTATCAAAATATTGGCTAACACATCCGTATTTATTATAGCAAAATATTTCAAACCCTTCTAAAGTGTAAGGTAGCTTGTACTTATCTGTAACTCTTTCGCCTTCTTTGCCTACATATTGAATTTTAAGCCATTTCCCAGCCTCTAACTCTAAATGCGTCTTGTACTCTTCAAATGCTTTGAATAACTCTTCAGGTGTTTTAAATATCCTTGTCGGGTGCATAACTTACTTTAATAGGTTTTTATAAACTTCGGTTCTTTTAATGTTCAACTTCTCGATGTTCCAATTGTCTTTTACTTCATTGTAGAGATTAGTAGATAGTTCGGTTCTTAGTTCCTCATTATTAATAAGTTTCTTCATCGCCTTGTACCAATCCTTCTTGTCTACAAATATACAATTTTTGTTATTTAGTCCTATATTTTCGTAAACAGGGTTTTGACTTACGATAACTGCCAAACCTTTTGCCCCCATTTCTAACATCTTGAGGTTTGATTTACAAATGTTAAACTCGGTGTGCCTTAACGGAATTAATCCTATGTCCATTGCATCGTAAGCACTTGCATAGGTGTTAGTGTCCATTGCGTTTATTCTTGCGTATTGGTTTACGTCTATCTTCCAATTTGAGGTAAAGACTTTTTCGTAGTAGTCCCAAGTTGGGTCTTTTTCCACATATCCCGATAAGATTAGTCTGTACTTATCTAATAAGTCTTGGTCGTGTAGTAGTTCGTAAAATGGAGTATCTAATAACTCAACGTCTTGTTTGTGGGTTATCGAACCACTCCAACCTATGTGAACCATATCTGGGGATTTTAACTCCCTTACCTTGTCATCTACTTTGAATTGAGGTTGTTCGAAGTCTATTCCATTAGGTAACACTTCTACGTTTTTGTTAAAGTTGCCGATTATGTTAGCTAAGTAGTCAGTTGTAGTAGTTACTAAGTTAGCTTGTCTTAGGTTGTAAATGATTTGCTCGGCTCTTCGCCCTCTTTTCCATTCGTTAAACATCGGATGTGAGTGAGGTAGCTGCCAAGTATCATCTCTATCTATTACAACGGGGATGCCGATTCTTTTAAGTTGCTTCCACAATAGTTCTTGGTTGCCTAATTTTGAGATGACTGAACTTGACACGATAATATCGTAATCGTGGAAGAACGAATCTGGCTGATGGTCAATTGAAGGTATCGCAGTTACTTGTTCATATTGTGAATGTGGGATGAGAATTCTGTGATACTCAACCCCTGT